TAAGCAGTACGGATTGGACTACCTTTAACAATAAAGCCCCAGCCGTAACCTACACAACCAACTATGTACCGTTTGGTCAAGATACAAATGAATCAGGAGAGAACTACTCTTTAAACTTCAATAGTGAAATTTCATCTTACACTTTAGAGGTAGCATTAAATTCGATTTACAAGACATATTACGAAGCGTATTTACTTAATTTATACAATCCTAAAACTAGATTGATTAACGTAACGGCAAATTTACCATTAGGTATTTTAGAAAGTTTACGATTAAACGATTCTATTGTAATAAGAGAAAAGAAATACATTATTAACGATATGACTTCTAACTTATCAAATGGAGAAGTTAAGTTTAATCTTTTATCTAATTGGAGGGAGTCTATTGATTATGGCCATGTATTTAATATCGGTTCAAGGTTAGTACTTCTTTACTATACTAAAACTATTCCTGTAGGGGTTACAATAACGATTGGTAGTGTTTACGAAACTTCTTTTAGTACACCAAGTGCAACAACTTTAAACGCAGGAGATACTTTGACGATTGCCTGTGTGTCAAATACGGGAACAACTGCAAGAACTAATACTTACCCAATAACGGTTACAAATAACGGAGTAATAACAACAAGTTTTATAATTATAAACCAAGCAGCACCATGATAAAGCACATTTTACAGATGCTACAGATAGACGATTTTATCGGAAGTAGTGAGTACATAGACATCGCAAAAGGTAGAAATGAAATACCTAAAACATTAAAGAAAATATTAATACAAGAAAAGCGTAAACGAGCATGGAAAAGAAAACAGTCATAATTGAAGTACAAACTGAAAGCGGTGTAAAGCAGTTAGATAGACTTAGTGCTAAGTTTGATGAAGTTTACGGTGATGTATTACCATTAACAGCGTCTATTGGTGAGTTAGAAGACCAGCTTTATCAAATGGCTTTAGAAGGTCAGAAAGGCACTAAGGAATTTAACTTACTAGCAGCAGAAGCAGGAAGGTTAAAGAAAACTTTACAGCAAGTTGATTTAGAAGTAGATGGTCTTTCGATGACTACTGCGAATAAATTAGGTGGTGCGTTAGGTGGTGTTACTGCAGGCTTTGAATTAGCGCAGGGTGCTATGGGCGCAATGGGTGTTGAATCAGAGAAAGTGCAAGAAGCCTTACTTAAAGTTCAGAGCGCAATGGCTATTGCACAAGGTGTTCAAGGTTTGAAAGAGTCTATACCTGTATTTAAAGCAATTGGTGCGGCAGGTAAAGCAGCGTTTACAGGTATCAAAGGAGCTATTATGGCTACAGGTATAGGTGCGTTAATCGTTGGTGTAGGTTTACTTATTTCTAATTGGGAAAAGGTAACAGAAGTAACCAAAAAAGCAGCCGATGCAGGAAAGCAAATGGTTGGAGATTTTGCTTCTAAATATCCTAAAACTTTTAAAGCTGTAAGGACTTATCTAGAGTGGGCTTTTATGCCTATCACACTTGCGTATAAAGGCGCTATGATGTTGTACGATGCTTTATCAGGTACAACAGAGGCAAGTAGGAAAGCTGGAGCATTAGCAGAGCAGAACCATAAGAATCATATCAAGCAACTAGATGAAGAACAAAAAGCAAGAGATGAGAATTTAAAAGGACTAGATAGAAAAATAGCATTACTAGAAGCAGAGGGTAAATCTACTATTAAGCTACGTGAAGAAAAGATTAAGTTACAGAAGCAGGAAGCAGAAGCTAACCTAGCATTTGCCGAATATATGAAAGGCAGAATGAAAGGCAATGAAATCTTTGAACAGTCATTTGCCGACATGGTTTCTGCTGCTAAAGATTCACTTAATGGTATTGAGGTAGAGGAAAAAAAGTTATCTAAGGAAAAGTCAGATATTAATAAACAAAATTCTGATAACTACAAAGCAAATTTACAAGCACAAAAAGATGCACTAGCAGAAAAGAATGCAGCGGACTTGGAAGCGTATAAGGAAAAGCAAGATGCAGAACGTCAAATGCTGTTAGACGAAGAAGCATGGAAGTTAGAGCAGGAAACTATAATAAAAGAGAATAAGACTAAGCAAGCAGAACAAGAACAACAACTGCAATGGGAAAAAGAAGCAGCGGATGCTTTAGCACTTAGTAACAGAATCAAAGCAGAAGAAGATGCAGAAGCGCAAATACTAGCGAATAAAAGAAGGGCGCAAGTAGAAAGTATTCAAATTGCAGAGCAGTACGCTAACTCAGTAAATAATTTAACAGAGGGTATTTTTGCAATAAGTAACGCTTTCGGAAAGCAAGACGAAAAAAGCAAAGATGAACGTGCTAGAAGACAATTTAAAGTTCAAAAAGCATTGAATTTATCTTTAGCTATTATTGATGGAGTTAAAGCAGTTCAGGCTTCACTTGCTCAATCTCCTATTGCAATTGGTCCTATACCTAACCCCGCAGGTATTGCTTCACTTGCATTTGCAGTTGCTACTAGTGTAGGGAACATTGCTAAAATCGCAAGTACTCAGTACAGCGGTGGCGGTGGTGGCGGTGGTGGTGCAGGTAGCATTGGAGGAGGTGGCACTCCTAACTTACCAGCATCACAACCTGCTCAATTTAATGTAGTAGGTAATAGCGGAACTAATCAACTCGCAAATGTAGAAGGCAACACACCTGTAAAAGCCTATGTTGTAAGTGGTGATGTAACGAGCGCACAAAGTTTAGAACGTAATAAAATAGTAACAGCAACCTTATAAAATTGTTTAATAAATATGAAAAAGCTACAAGAAATAGAATTAACTATTAAGGACGAAAAAGAAGATGGAGTATTTGCCATTAGTCTAGTAGAAAATCCTGCAATTGAAGAAGACTTTGTTTACCTATCAAAAGATGAAGTTCAACTTAAAGTAATTGATGAAGAAAAACGGATCGTAGTAGGTTTTGCTTTAGTGCCTGAAAAAAGAATTTACAGAGTAATGCAAGGCAAAGAGTTTAACATCTACTTTTCTAAAGATACTGTAAGACAATCTGCTGAACTATTCATGAAGAAAATGAATACACAAAATTTCACTTTAGAACATGAGCAAAAAGTTGATGGTATTTCTGTAATCGAATCATGGATTGTAGAAGATGCAAAACAAGATAAATCTAACTTATACAACTTAGGTGCTAAAGGTGGCGAATGGGTTGTTATGTCAAAGGTTTATAACGATGCTGTATGGAATGAGATTAAACTCGGTAAATACGGTGGATATTCTATTGAGGCTATGTATGATGGTTTTGAGCAATTGCAAAGTAAAACAGATGAAGAAATATTAATCGAACAATTAAAACAAATAATAAATAAATAAGATGGCAGCACAAGTAGACGCAGCACTTACGGGGGTAGTTTATTACTTCAGTACAGTAAATTCAACAACAGCACAACTTGCTTCAGGAGCAAGTTTTACAGGTACTATTGAGGACGTTACAAAATATCCTAGTATCTCTTTTCAAGCATTTGCAGACCAAAATTTGACAATCACTATCGACCAATTTATTGATGCGGCAGGTGCTAAACTTTCAGAAACTAAAACTTTCTCTTATGTAGCAGGAGAGAAACTAGCTTCTAGTTATGAAATCAATGGTAACTACATTCGTGTTACTGTAAAAAATGAAGGTGGTTCTACAACTACAACTTTACAAGTTGATACTGCATTCGGTATTATCGACAGTAACGAAGCAATCAAAGACGATTTTCTTAGAGGTCAATCATCGCAAACAGCTACTGTAAATAATATTTTAACTCCTGCTTCAGGCACAAGTTCAATTGACGTTACTCGTTATCGTTCTTTTTCTTGTCAAGTTGTATCAACAGGTACGGCAGGAACATTTATTTTTGAGGGTTCAAACGATGGAACAAACTTCCAAGCAATTCCAGTTTACAATCAATCATTAATTGTTCGTGTTCCAATCAATACTGCAATCACTGCGAGTGCTTCACAAATTATTTATGAAGGTTCTTGTAACTTCAAGTTCTTACGTTTGAGAATTGCAACAACTATTACAGGTGGTTCTATTCAGGCGTTTACTACTTTCTTGCATTCTGAGTTATCAAATACTGTTCAAACAGTATCAAATGGTACTGCGGCAAACTTACTTGCAACAGTATCAGGAACGGTTACGGCTAACGTTGGTACTGGTTCTTTAGCAGCTGGGACAAATGCAATTGGAGACTTTGGTGTTCAGTATCGTGCAAATGCTACGGGAGCAGCTTCAAGAACTCACTTAGTATCTGCGGGTTCAACAAATGCAACAGTAGTTAAGGCTTCAGCTGGTCGTTTGTTAGGCTGGGCAATTACTAATTCTTCAGCAGCTTGGAAGTACGTAAAACTACACAATCAAACAACAACACCTACAGCAGGTTCGGGGGTGGTTCAAACTATCGGAGTGCCACCAAATGGAGTACGTGAATTTGCTTCTGAGGGTGGAATTGCATTTACTACAGGTATCGCACTTACAACGGTAACGGGAATTGCAGATGCTGATGCAACAGCGGTAACGGCTTCAGATTTAGCAATTGATATTTTCTACGCATAATAATTAAACCAATGGCAAAAGTAAAAAAACCAAAGAAAGAAGACCTAGAAAAAGAACAGTTAGGTCAAGGATTAGGAAGCACAGTAAATCAAGGTGTTTCTAATATTAACCATAGTAACGATGCTGTAACAACTGTTACAAGTAGAGGGTAAATTTGTTTAACTAAAAAATCAAAATAACATGAGTGAATTAGACCGAGTTTATAAACAACTCTTTAAGAAAGAAGAAGTGAACCTTGCTTCACAAGAATTGCACTTGGCAGTATCTGATGAAATTAAATTTCAAGTAAAATATGCTTCACAATTTGCTGCTGATGTAGCTAAAAAGAAAGCTATTATCTTAAAAAATGTTGCAGCCATTAATGATGCTTATAAAGTGATTGCGCCTAACCAACAATGGGGAAAAAAAGTACAAGCAAACGCAGATAAATTTAAAGCGTCATTGGATAAACTTAGTAAAGAATTAGGTATTTCAATTCAAGGAAGCGAGCCTGATAAATTACTTTCTGAGTTGTATATGTTAGCACAAGATGGTCAAGGCGACATTGACGATATCAATGCAGCTTTAAAATCAATTGGCAAATAAAAATGTCACAGATTAATCATCTAATTGTTTAACTAAAAAATAAGTAAAATGAGTATTAAAGAAAACGTAAACAAAGTTCTTCGTTCAGTTGGGCTTAAAGCGGAAGAGATTAAACTTGCTCAAATGATGCTTGCGGATGGTGTTACTATCATTGAGGCAGAAGCATTCGAACCTGAGTATTCTGTTGGAATCGTTCAAGAAGAAGGAATTGTACCTTTACCTGTTGGTGAGTACGCTTTAGAAGATGGACGTATTTTAATCGTAGAAGTTGAAGGTATCATTGCAAGTGTTCAAGATGCAGTTGAAGAAGAAGCTCCAATGGGTGGCGAACCTGTAGCAGAAATGAGCGAGCCTGAATCTCCACAAGCTAAAAAGATTGTTGAATCAATCGTTAAAGAATCTTTCTTTTCAGAAATGGAAGCAATGCGCAACGAAATCACAGAACTAAAAGCGCAATTAGCACAAAAAGAAGAAGCGAAAGTTGAACTTTCTAATCAAGAGCCTGCTGTTGAAGCTATTCAATACAATCCTGAGCCGAAAGAACAAAACGCACAATTTAGAATCGCACCATCTAGAGCAAAAAGCACTTTAGATCGCGTGTTAGAAATGGTATCAAAATAAACTTTAAATAATAAAATAAAACAATGGCAACAACAACTTCAATTACTACAACTTATGCTGGTGAGCATAGCGGTAAATGGGTAGCAGCAGCTTTGCTTTCAGGTAATACTTTAGCAAATGGTGGTTTGACTATCTTACCAAACGTTAAATACAAAACTGTATTAAACAAATTAGGAACTGACGGACTTTTGAAAGATGCGTCTTGTGATTTTACAGCTACTTCTACAGTAACTATCACAGAGCGTACAATTACTCCGAAAGAAATCCAAGTTAACTTACAATTGTGTAAAAAAGATTTTCACAATACTTGGCAAGCTGCTGAGATGGGTTACTCTGCACACGATGTACTACCTAAATCATTCGCTGATTATTTGATTGCTTATGCTGCTTCTAAAGTTGCTGCTTCAATCGAAACTTCTATTTGGTCAGGTGCTACAGGTACTTCAGGACAATTCAACGGATTCGAAACATTGTTAGCTGCAGATGCTGCTTTACCAACTGCTAACGAGGTATCAGGAACTACTGTAACAGCTTCAAACGTTATCACAGAGCTAGGTAAAATTGTAGATGCAATTCCTGCTGCAGTTTACGGTAAAGAAAGTTTAAGAATTTACGCTTCTCGTAACATTGTTAAGGCTTACATTCGTGCTTTGGGTGGATTTGGTGCTTCAGGATTGGGTGCTAACGGTACAAACA